GTTTCAGGATTGGTTCTCTCCAATCGGAGCGGTTGGAGAGGATTTATCCTTCTGTTATCGTGCAAAGCAATGTGGTTATAAGATTTGTGTGGATCCAAGGATTCCACTCGGACATTGTGGCCATACGCTTATAACAAAAGCTTTTTATGAAGCTTATAACAAACAAAAGGGAGATTAAGATCATGACAAGTGAGCAGCTTATGGCTTATTGCAAAACTTCATTGAGAATCACAAGCACTGCATTCGATTCTGAGATTACAGAATTGATTGAAGCAGCTGAAACTGATATCACTCAGGCAACTGATGCAGCCTTTGATATAACAGATGCGGTTCAGTGTAATGCAGTTGCGCTGTATTGCCAGGCTTACTTTGGATATGGCGATGATAAAGCACTTGCACGATATAAGGATATTTTGCAATCAATTGGACTCAGGAAGATTCCAACAGTAGGAGCATAGAATCATGAGAGATGAAGGCATCTTGACATTTTACAATTTAATCAATGTAGCAGCCAAAGGCAAAAAGCCTGTTGAGAAGCTCGTTCCGATTGGAATCATTGCATATTATGCAAATAAAACAATCGGCTTTAATAGATTATATGCAGCCAAAGGAGCAAATTATAAGCTGGATAAGCTTGTAAGAGCTTATGCAACTGAGCTTCCAGAATCGGCTAAATATGTAATATTAGAGGATAAAAGGCAATATCGCATTGCTGATATGAATGCCATTGTTGATGAGGATGCCGTGGATTTATCTTTGGAGAGGCTGAGCAATAATTTCGAAGTCGAAGAAGCAAGTGGCCCTGTTACATCAATAACAACTTCTTCAAATGGGGGTGTTTAATCATGAAATATTTGTGTGGACTTCTTGATATTCCTTATCAGGAGTTTAAAAAATTGGATCATGTATATCACTATTTGAAGCCTGAGAATATTGATGCGCCTTATGCGATTTGGCAAGAAACAAATGAAGCCAGCTTTTATTCAAATAATAAAAAGAGTGAAAGAGCTCTTGAAGGGATTTTGGATTATTTCACTTTAAATGAAAATGATTCATTTCTCGATACTCTTGAAGCTGCTATGGATGAAATGGGAGCTTCCTGGAGCTTATCTGCGGTTCAATATGAAGAGCAAACCAATTTGATTCATTTTTCATGGGATTGGCAGGTTCATTGATATGGCAAAGCTAAAGACAGAAGGCATCGAAGAAACTATCAAGATGCTGGAAAAGATTGAAGCAAATACTGATGAAATTCTCACTGCTGCTATTGAAGCAGGAGCAAAAATTGTTGTGAAAGAAATGAGCTCTCAGATTTCTTCACTCAAAACAAGCTCTGAAGATGAGGATAATGAGAAGCGTTATCCTACTCAAAGAGAATTGAAATCAATTCAATCTGGCCTTGGAGCTGCGCCTGTTCAAGATAATGGAACCAAAATGGATACCAATATTGGTTTTGCTGGATATGATGGAAAGCAGACAAAAAGATATCCGCGTGGCCATAGCAACAAAATGCTTGCTGCTAAATTTGACAAAGGTTCATCCTTCATTAAGGCTCAACCTTTTTTCAATAAAGCAAAAAGAAATGCTGAAGCTAAAGCCACAGCAGCAATGCAAAAAGTTCTAACAGATGAAATCAATCGTTTGACAAAGTAATTACTTCGGTAATTACTTTTTTTATTACTTTGAAAGGAGAATTGCAATGAGTGCAAATGGAAAAGTAATTACAGGCTATTCAAAGCCTTATGTTGCACTTTATACAGTAAGCGAGGGCACTGTTACTTATTCAAGTGGCCAGCTTCTTGCTAGAGGTGTAAGTGTAACAGCTTCTCCAGAGAGCTCTGATGCTAATAATTTCTATGCAGACAATGTTGTTGCTGAATCATTAGCGGGAGAGTTCACAGGCGGCCAGGTTACTCTTACAGTTGATGGCTTGCTTCAGGATGCTGAGAAGCTTATCCAGGGCTTATCTACAGCTGATGCTGATGGATGGATTAATTATGACGATACACAGCAGAAGCCATTCTGCGGAATCGGATTTGTTATCCGTTACATGAGCGACAATGTAACATATTACACACCTGTTGTTTTCCCTAAAGGAACATTCAATCAGATTGAACGTTCTGCTGAAACACAGGGCGAAGAAGTAGATTTCCAGACTCAGGAGCTTGTTTTCAATATCCTCAAAGACGATACAGCAAATCATTGCTGGAATCGTGTTGGCGGAGAGCTTTCTTCAGAAGCTGCAGCTGAAAACAAGATTCGTGCTGCTCTTGGAATTAATACTCCAATTGTAACTTCATAACAATATTTAGAGGATGCAGGGAGAAATCTCTGCATCCTTTTTTCAAATGAGGAGAGATGAAAATGCTAAATGCTGAAGAATTAAAGCAGATAGGGTTTGCGCGTACCGTTTGGGCTGAAAGACAGCTTGCGAAACTCTGCCCTGGGGGCAATATCAAAAATTTTGATCAATTATTAACCAATGACAATACCGATGAACAGTTTGGCGCGATGATTAATTGCATTATTATCATGCACAAAGCTTTTGATCGTTCTGAAAAATTTTTAAATCCTGAACATGAATGCACAGAAGTAACTGAAGAAATGCTTGAAAATCTCTTAAATGAAGAGGAGCTTGCAGCATTATCAATCAAAGCTTTTTCTGCATTCAAAAAGGATGGAGAGGTTACAGTTGAAACTGAACCAATAAAAAAAGAAGAGGCCGAGGAAGTAATGGAAGAATCTATATCAACGATTCCTGGCTCATCTACTTCGGCCATCAATTAAATATGAGCCGTGAAGAAACATTAAACACTAGATGGGGAGAGTTTATTGATCTAGTAAATTGCAGGGCCATTGAAAATGGCAACTGCAAACAAAAGCCACCAAGAAAAGAGATGGATTTGTTTGATTTTCTGGCTCTAAAGTAAAGGAGATTCTTATGGCTACAATTGGTGTAAAACTTGAATTAGAAGGCGCGCCTCAATATACCGAAAACATGAGCAAGGCTACAGCTCAAACAAAGCTGTATCAGGCTCAAGTTAAAAGATTAGCTGCGGAGATGGGTTCTGGAGTTTCGGCTTTTAAGAAATCAATCACAGAATCAAAAGCTCTTCAGCAGCAACTTGAGGCTCAGAGAAATCAATCGAAGCTTCTTGAAGAACAGATTGCAAAAACAACTGAGAAATATGGCGAAGATTCTGCACAAGTTTTGCGCCTTAAAACGCAATATGAAAACCTGCAGGCAGCTATTGCTAATACAACAAACGCACTTGAGGCTAATGGCGGAACCTGGGGAGCTGTTGGAGCTGAGTTTGAAGAAATTGGAAACAAAATTTCAGCCACTAGCGAAAAGGTTACGAAACTAGGCGAAAATTTAACTGTTAGTTTAACAGGGCCAATTATAGCAGTTGGAGCTGCAGCTACAAAGGCATGGGGAGAGGTTGATTCTGGCCTTGATACCATTATTGCAAAGACAGGAGCCACAGGAGAGCAGCTTGCAGAGCTCGAAAAGGTATCAAACAATATAGCCAAAACAATTCCAGCTTCATTTGATGAGATTGGAAATGCTGTTGGCGAAGTAAATACCAGATTCGGACTTGAGGGCGATGAGCTTGAAAGCTTATCAACTAAATTCATTGAATTTGCGAAGTTAAATGGAACCGATGTTTCATCTTCAATCGATAACGTTCAGGCTGCAATGGCAGCTTTTGGAATTGATGCTTCAGAAGCTGGCAATGTATTGGATATTATGAACAAGGCAGGCCAAAACACAGGTGTTTCAATGGACACTTTGGCTTCTAGCCTTCTTGCAAATGCATCTGCCTTAACAGAGATGGGATTTGATATCAATTCAGCTGCAGGATTTATTTCTGAGCTCGAAAAGAGCGGTGTTGATGCATCTGCAGCCATGAGCGGATTAAAAAAGGCATTCACTAACGCGACAAATGACGGAAAAACCATGGATGAAGCTATTGCAGAGCTTCAGGCAACAATGCAAGCAGCTGATTCTGATACAGAAGCATATCAAGCGGCAATTGAATTGTTTGGAAACAAAGCAGGCCCTGCGCTTGCTAAAGCTGTAAAAGAAGGAAGAATTTCTTTTGATCAGGCGAGCAATTCAATTGCTGATTTTGGCAATTCTGTAACTAATACTTTTGATGCAACTATGGATCCACTTGATCAGTTCCAAGTGAATATGAATCAAGTGAAGCTTCTTGGAGCTGATTTGGTAAATTCAGCAGCTCCTTTGATTGCTGAAGTAATGGAAAAGATGAGCCAGGCAATCCAAAAAGCAACTGATGCATGGAACAGCCTGGATGAAGAGCAGCAGCAGAACATTATTAAAATTGCAGGAGTAGTTGCTGCAATTGGCCCTGCTCTTGTAGTCATTGGAAAAGTTGGATCAGGAATTGCTGGGGTTCTTACTCATATTGGCAAACTAATTTCATTCGTGCCAACTATTATCTCAGTTGTTTCGACAGTTGGAGCAATAATCACAGGAACAGTGATTCCAGCTATTGCAGGAGTAGTTGCTGCATTACTGCCATTCCTTCCTGTAATTATAGGAGTTGGAGCTGCTATTGCAGGAATTATTCTCATTGTAAAGAATTGGGGCGAAATTACTGATTGGATTACTGAAAAATGGACAGCTTTCACAACTTCAATTTCGGAGATTGTTTCATCGATAGCCACATTTTTCACAGAGCACTTTGCAAAGCTTCGTGAAATGTTCGTTGCAAAGTGGGAAGAAATTGGAAAGATTCTGAGCAATGCATGGACTAATCTCAAAGATACAGTGAGAAATGGAGCTGCCAAAATCGTTACAAACATTGCAGAGCTTGGAACCAAAATCAAAGAGAAATTCATTGATATAAAGAACCAGGCAATCCAATGGGGCAAGGATATGATTCAGAATTTCATCGATGGAATCAAGGCAAAATTTGAAGCTGTAAAGGAAGCAGTTACAAGCATTGCCGATACTGTGAAATCTATTTTAGGCTTCAGCTTGCCAAAAGAGGGCCCTCTTCATCAATTTAATGAATGGCCAAGGCACATGATGCAGCAATATGCAGATGGAATTGAAGCAGCTAGATTTTTAGTTAAAGATGCTATTACCGATGTTGCTCAGGATGTTACTGTTCTTGCTAATCCAATTGATGTGGCTGAAGTATATGATGCCGTTAGAGCTGGAGCTTCAGATGCAAATCTTTCTCTGGCTATTGGCGAAAGAGAGTTCGCAAGAAGCTTGAGAGGAATGGGGGTTTCATTAAATGCCTAATATTAAGTATGTTTCAAGCCAAGGGGTTGAGTTTGACCTGAAAAGCTTCGATTGTCCAAAACTTTATAAAGCCGATTTCCATGATGTATCTTGGGAGCCTGAAACTATTTCAAAGCAGTTTGGAACAGTGATAAATCGTTTTACAAAAGATGCTCAGAAATTTGCTTGCTCTTTTAGATTAAAAGGAGATCCTACAGGAAGAAAAAATAAGATTAATTCTTTCATTTTCGAAACTGAAAGAGATATTTCTAAAATGAGTCCTGGAAGGCTTTTTTGGGATGAGCAATATATCGATGTTTATTTTATTAAACATGATACAAAGCCAATTGATTCTGGAATGGTTTGGACGGAAATAAGTGGTACATTTTATGCAGCTTTTCCATTTTGGATTTTGGAGCAAACACTTATTATCAGACCATCAGAAGCTTCAACTTCTGGATTACCTGAAAATGTCAAGGGCTATCCTGCAGAGCGTGAGTTTGTTTATGGTTATGAATATGCTTATCCATACGCAAAGGAAGCTGTTGCAATAAAGGTTGACTCTGCTTTGGATTCTGATTTTAAAGCTGTTATTTATGGGCCTGCAACTGTAGTGCAATTCAATATTTCAGGGCATTTATATAAAGTGAATCATTCACTGAGAAATGGCCAATATATGGTAATTGATACACGCGATTCGGTTCCTATGTCAAAACGCTGTTACATAAGAAGTGCAAATGGAACCGAAACGAATGTTTTCAATTATCGTGATCCATCAAGTTTATTATTTACAAAAATTCCTTCTGGAAATGTTGTTTTAAACTATGAGAGAAACTATGGCATTGATCTAACCATTTTCCAGGAAAGGAGCGCACCGAATTGATCATACTTGATTCCGAAATGAAAGAGCTCGGAGAGGTTGATGTTGATATTGATATTGAGATTGGTTCAGCTGAGAAGGCCACCAATGATTTTGAATTAACTAATGCCACTCTGCAGGATATAAATCCAGGCGGATTTTATTTTCCAG